TGTTGTTCCCGTCAGTAATCTTCAAAGTAGCTTCTGAATACAACAACGCATTTATCCTGATTGAAACAAACGTTTCTGATCAGGTTGCTCAGATTATGCACCAAGAACTAGAATATGAGAATATTCTTATGGTTTCAAGAGCCAACGGTGTTCAGGCTATCGGTGGTGGTTTCGGTGGACAGAAGTCTCAGTTAGGTGTTAATACTGACAAACGTGTTAAGCGTATCGGATGCCATAACTTCAAAGCTATGGTTGAAGAAGATAAACTTCTTATCACAGACCCAGACACTATTTCTGAAATCTCTACATTTATTGAAAAACGTGGCTCTTATGAAGCTGACGAAGGGTATCATGATGACTTGGTTATGCCTTTAGTTCTGTTTGGTTGGCTGACAACTCAGTCTTATTTCAAAGAACTAAATAACATTAATATGCGCAAGATTATGTATGAAAAGCAAATTAAGGCTATCGAAGAAGATTTGACTCCATTTGGATTCTATGATGACGGTAAACCTGAAGCCGATCCTTTGAACTTTTGACTGAAAACAACTAAAAACTAAATAAATTCGTAGACAGTTTTTGTCTAGGCAATCATTATAAACAAGGAGAACAACAATGCCGTTTCAATTATCTCCAGGCGTTGCAGTCGTAGAAAAAGACTTTACTTCTATCGTTCCTGCCGTAGCAACCTCCATCGGTGCGTTTGCTGGTCAGTTCGACTGGGGTCCAGTTTTGGAGCCAATCACAATTACCTCAGAAGATGAGCTAGTTCGTCGTTTTGGTACACCAAACAACAATAACTTCCAGTCTTTCTTTACAGCTGCTAACTTCCTATCTTATTCTAATAACCTACTATTAGTTCGTCAACAAACTACTAACATGAAGAACGCTGTTGTTACTCCAACAGGATCTATTTCTTCAATTACAGTAGTTAATGCTGGTACTGGTTATGATTCATTAGGTTCTGCACCAAGCGTACAAGTTTTAACAGAAGGTTTAATTGCTACTGTTACTGTTACTAACCAAGGCGCAGGATACGTGTCAGACATTGACACATTCCCAACAGTAGAAATTAGCGACCCAACTGGTTCTGGTGCTATCTTAGAAGCAAACGTTTCTAATGGTAAGATTATGTCTATTGACATCATCGCCCCAGGAGCAGGGTATACAAACCCAACGCTTACTATCACTGGCGGACAAGGTGCTGGTGCAACTGCAACTGCAACTGTTAAAAACGTTCAAGAACCAGGTGGCGTTCAACCTGTGGTTCAAGCTGTTCTTTCTGGCGGCGCAATCACTGCTGTTAACTTATCTTCTGGTGGTACTGGTTATACTTCTGTGCCAACTGTTAGCATTATTGCAGCTCAAGGTGATACTGGTAATGGTGCAACTGCAACTGCAGTTCTTTCTGGATCTCCGATTACTGCCGTTAGCGTAACTTCTTCTGGTTCTAATTATAGCTCCCCAACTGTTAGTTTTACTGGTGGTGCTGGTTCTGGCGCTGCAGCAACTGCAGTTCTTTCTGGTCCAGTTTCTTCTATCACATTGATCAACGCAGGTTCTGGTTATACAACTGCTCCTACTATTTCCATCTCTGGTGGTGGTGGTACTGGCGCAACTGCTGTTGCAACAACAGACGGTAATGAGATTACTTCTATCTCTATCGTTTCTGGTGGTACTGGTTATACTTCTGAACCAACTGTTACAATTACAGGCGGCGGTGGTACTGGCGCAGTTGCTGACTCTGTTGTAGATTACAACGTGATCAAATCTATCACTATCACTGCTGGTGGTACTGGTTATACTTCTGCTCCAACTGTAACTATCACTGACTCTACTGGTTCTGGCGCAACTGCAACTGCAACTGTTGGTACTAGCTCTATTGCTTCTATCTCTATTGCTACTGGTGGTACTGGTTATAAAAATTTCCCAACTGTTACTATCTCTGGTGGTGGCGGTTCTGGAGCTGCTGTTGGTTCAGTTACTCTTGGTTCTTCTTCTATTACATCTTTTGTTGTAACAGAAGGTGGTACTGGTCTTTCTGGTGCACCATCAATTCTAATTGAAGATGCTGCTTCCGAAAATGGTGTAACTGCTATTGCTACTGCAAACATCACTACTGCTGGTGTTGCTATCCTTAACGGTCAATTCTACTCTGCTAACTTTATTAACGGTGGTGGTGTTACTGGTGAGTGGGCTGCTAAGTATCCAGGCAAACTAGGTAACTCCCTAAAAGTTTCTATGGCTGACCGCGACACTTATGCAACTTGGGCTTACAAAGATGAGTTCGACGCTGCTCCAGGAACATCTGAAGGTGCTGCGGTTATCGGTGGTTCTAACGATGAAATGCACATCATCGTTATTGACGAAAAGGGTTATATCTCTGGCGTTGAGAACGCTGTACTAGAAAAGTTCGCATTCGTATCTAAGGCTTCTGATAATAAGAAACCAGACGGTACAAACAACTACTACAAAGACGTTATCAACGGTCGCTCTGAGTGGTTGTGGTGGACTGATCACACTGATATGGTTGTTGGTGGTTATGAAGATAACAACTGGGGTACTGTAATGGCTGGAACTGCGTTCAAGTCTATGACTTCTCCTCTAACACAGTCTCTATCTGGTGGTATCGACGATAACTCTTCAACTGACGGTCAAAAGATGGCTGCATACGAGTTGTTCTCTAACGCTACTCTATATGACGTTAGCTTGATCATGATGGGTAAAGCAAATGCAACTGTTGTTAACTATGTTATCGACAACGTTGCTCTAACTCGTCTAGACGCTGTTGTATTCATCTCTCCAGAAGATGTTGAATCTGGCGAAGTTATTATTGGCGATGGCGCAGCTTCAGTCAACAAGATTATCGACTTCCGTAACGAATTGGGTTCTAACTCTTACTCTGTAATGGATTCTGGTTATAAGTACCAGTATGACCGCTACAATGACGTGTATCGTTGGGTTCCATTGAACGGTGACATCGCTGGTCTGTGTGCTCGTACTGACTACACTAACGATCCATGGTGGTCTCCAGGTGGTCTAAACCGTGGTCAGATCAAGAACGTTGTTCGCTTGTCTTGCAACCCTAACCAAACAATGCGCGATAACCTGTATCGTAACTCTGTTAACCCAGTTGTTACTTTCCCAGGTCAAGGTACTGTGTTGTTCGGTGATAAGACTCTATTGGCTAAACCAAGTGCTTTCGACCGTATCAACGTTCGTCGCTTGTTTATCGTTCTTGAGAAGTCTATCGCGACTGCTGCTAAGTATCAGTTGTTCGAATTTAACGATGCGTTCACTCGTGGTCAGTTCAAGAACCTAATTGAACCGTTCCTACGTGACGTACAAGGTCGTCGTGGTATTACCGACTTCCTAGTTAAGTGTGATGAGTCTAACAACAGTGGTGAAGTTATCGACCGTAACGAATTCGTTGCCGACATCTTCGTTAAACCAACTCGTTCTATCAACTTTATTACTCTTAACTTCGTGGCTGCTCGTTCTGCTATTGCCTTCAGCGAGCTAGGTGGCTAATAATAGATGAGGGGAAGAAATTCCCCTCGTTTATAACGAATAAATATAGGTAATAACAAGGAGATTTTAAATGGCAAATATTGCTGACTTTAAAGCCCAGATGATCGGTGGTGGTGCACGTCCGAACCAATTCAGAGTTGAGTTGACTTTCCCATCATTCGTTACTCTAGGTGTTATTGCTGGTCAAAGAGCACAGTTCCTATGCCGTGCTGCATCTTTACCTGCATCAACTATTGAAACAATTTCTATCCCGTATCGTGGTCGTCCAGTGAACTTCGCTGGCGAGCGTTCATTCCAACCTTGGACTGTTTCGATTTACAACGATACGACTTTCAACATCCGTAATGCTCTTGAGCAATGGCAATCTGGTATTCAACAATACAATACAACTAACGGTCGTACTAACCCTACTGACTACCAAGTTGACTTGTCTGTTCACCAGCTAGACCGTAACGGTGCAACTATCAAATCGTACAAGTTTACTGATGCGTTCCCAACTAACATTGGCGCTATCACTCTAGACTACGAACAACAAAACGCTATCGAACAATTCGACGTTGAATTTATCTACAACTTCTTCACTTCTAATGAAGGTGCTGGTGCTAACTTCGGTATTAACGTGGGTATCAATACACCAGTTGGTACTTTCCCAGTTTAATCTAGAAGGATAAGTATATAATGCAGCTTTTTGGCTTTGAAATCAAACGTGCGAAAGATGAGCAGGTTCTACCGATTCCTTCGGTAGTTCCTCCATCAAACCAAGACGGCTCCACCATAGTAAATACTGGCGTAAATGCTGGTGGATACTATGGCATGGTTGTCGACTTAGATGCATCCCTAAAAAACGAAAACGACCTTATTCGTCGTTACCGTGAGATTGCCCAATACACCGATTGTGATGCTGCTATTGAAGACATCATTAATGAGGCACTTATCTCTGATGAAACTAAACAACCTATCGAGATTATTCTTGATGACCTAAAGGTTTCATCAGGTATTAAAAATAAAATCACGGATGAGTTCTCTGAGGTTCTTAGACTATTAAAGTTTAACGATCGCGGGCACGAGATTTTCCGTCAATGGTATATTGATGGACGCTTGTATTACCAAGTATTGTTAGATGATTCTAATGTTAAGGCTGGTATTCAAGAATTACGTTTTATTGACCCCCGTAAGATCCGTAAAATTAAAAACATCAAGAAGGAGAAAACTCCTCAAGGTGTCGAAATTGTTAAGACAATGGAAGAGTTCTACCTTTACAACGATAAGGGTATGAGTGAGCAATCTACACAAGGTGTAAAACTTCCGTTGGATTCTGTGGTTCACTGTCCATCAGGCGTTATGGATATGAACTCTGGTATGACGCTTTCTCACTTACATAAAGCGATCAAACCAACTAACCAATTAAAGATGATCGAAGACTCTTTGGTTATCTATCGTATCTCCCGTGCGCCAGAACGTAGAATTTTCTACGTTGACGTTGGTAACTTACCAAAGCTAAAAGCTGAACAGTATGTTAACGACATCATGAACAAGTTCCGTAATAAGATTGTTTATGATGCAACTACTGGTGAAACTCGCGATGACCGTCGTCACCTATCAATGATGGAAGACTTCTGGATGCCTCGTCGTGAAGGTGGTAAGGGTACAGAAATTTCTACACTTCCTGGCGGTCAAAACCTTGGCGCCATTGAAGATATTGAATACTTCCAAAATAAACTTTATCACTCATTGAACGTACCTGTTAGCCGTATGCAACAGTCCGAAGGTTTCTCTATCGGGCGTTCAAATGAAATTACTCGTGATGAAGTTAAGTTCAACAAGTTCATCGTTAGACTTCGTAAGAAGTTCGCTGTGCTTTTCTTGGAAGCTCTAAAGGTTCAATTAGTTGCCAAGAACATTATCAATATCAGAGAGTGGGACGATATCCGTCATGGTATTCGTTTCGACTATCTAGAAGATAACCATTATTCTGAACTTAAAGACGCCGAGTTGTTAACACAACGTGTGACATTGTTGACTCAGATGGAACCATTTATTGGTCGTTTCTATTCCGACGAATGGATCAAGCGTAACTTATTACGCATGACTGACGATCAAATTGAGTTGATGGATAAGCAAATTAAAGCAAGTCTACAAACTAATATCACGTTCGCTCAGAACAAGGGTGACCAACAGTTGGCTCAACAACAGCCTACTATGGAATTTCAAGCGCAGCAACAACAAGCTCAAATGCAACAGCAAGCTGAACTGCAACAAGGTCAACAACCTGCTCCAGCTGCAGCACCAGCAGCTTCTGCTCAACAGAAGGCTTCTTCTGAAGCAAAGGCTCAAAAGTCTGCTGATAAGAGCGAAAAGCGTGCAGGTAAAACTACTGCTACTGGCGAACAAAAAAGCGGCAATTGGCCACAATAATACTGAAGGAAAATTATGTCTACAACATTAGAATTAATCAACGCTATCGCAAGCGGTAATGCAGTTGACACTGAAGGTGCTTTTAACGCAGCTATGGCAGAAAAGATTTCTGCAAAGCTAGATGATTTACGTGTTAACATTGCGCACAATATGTTTAACGCAGTTGCCCCGCAAGAAGAAACTACCGCAACCGATCAAGAGTAATATGCACTTTAAGCAATTCATTTCTACTATGCGACAGAAACACCAAGAGGAGCAGAACGCTTCTCTTGTTGAAGAAGTCACTAAAGAAATTTATGAAGAAATCCCAAACACTAAGGTGGCTGAGATCATCAAAGAGTATCACGAAGTAAAAGTTACTGATACGCTTATTGAATCATACTTGGAATTGGCTTCATCTAATATCTTTTCAGTAGATCCAGTTATCTGTGAATTGCGCAAGTACAACAAATTAGACCGTTTGGTCGAAGGTAAACTAAACTACACGTTGAATGATGGTACAGTCATTGCTATTAGCGAGTCAACGCAAGATTACCTAAATAACTTATTATGTAATCAAAACGAAATAATTGAGTACATGAGAGAGTCTAAACAGAACTTCTTATATGTACTTGAAAGAATCGGGGAATAACAAATGGCAATGACATTTACAACTGTCAAGAATACTAACCTAGAGACTGTGATTCACTTCACATCTTCTGCTGCTGAGTCAGGCACTATTACTATTGCTGATTTGGCTGCTGCTTCTCAAGCACGTAACTCTGATGCACCTAACGTTACAATCGTTAAGTGGAGTGTGCATGGAGAGCTTGGTTCTAAAGTAACTATCAATCGCAATAGCAAAATCGTTATTGCATGCGCTCCAGAGAATGCTCCATATATGGAAGCTAACTCTTGGGGTATTCCAATCAACAACGATGCTACTTACGATATCGTTGTAACTAACGGTGCAGCTAAAGACGTATCAGGTTTCTTGGTATTGCGTAAAGTTGCTGGTTGGTCAACTAAAGTTGAAACTGCTACTTATAGCGTTTATGATGATACAACTGCAGTAGGAAGCTAAAATGAAACTAATTAAAGAAGTATTCGACACAACTAATCTTATCGTTGAAGGTAAAAACGGTAAGAAGGATTACTTTATTGAAGGTATCTTCCTTCAATCAGCTCTAAAGAACCGCAACGGTCGTATGTATCCAGAACATGTTATGGATAGAGAAGTCGGTCGTTATATGCAAGAGTCAGTAAAAATGAATCGCGCATACGGTGAATTAGGTCACCCAGATACTCCAAGCATTAATCTTGACCGTGTATCCCACATGATCGTTGACCTTCGTAAAGAAGGTACTAACTACATTGGTCGCGCAAAGATTATGGAAACCCCAATGGGTAATATTGCACGTGGTCTACTAGACGGCGGAGCAAACCTTGGTGTTTCATCCAGAGCACTTGGTTCATTGAAAATGAACAATGAAGGTGTTAATGTGGTACAAGATGACTTCATGTTATCTACTGCCGCTGACATCGTTGCTGATCCATCTGCTCCAGACGCTTATGTCCGTGGTATCATGGAAAGCAAGGAGTGGGCTTTTGTGGATGGAAAATTTGTGGAAAGAGATATTGAGGAAGCTCAGAAGTTTATTCGCCGTGCATCAAGCAAGCAATTGCAAGAAGCTAAAGTAATAGCCTTCCAAAATTTCCTGAGTAAAATTAAATAATTTATAAATAATCTTATAGAACTATCCAGTTAGGAGAACAACCGATGTCAATCGAACAAAAAATCGCTGAACTTCTTGCTGAGTCTCGCAAGGCTCAGGAGATCCAAGAAGAAAAAGTTAAACCAGATGGCGCACAAGGTGGTAGCGATTCTACTACTCAAGGCGCACATGCTGCTGACAAATCTGGTAACCCATCTAAGGGTGACGCAGTTAAACCAACACATGCTGGTGAAAACCCAGACGTAGCACGTAACAACGTGACTGACGAAAAGCAAGCCGAAGTTTCTCACGAAGCTGGCGCTTTCAACCCAAAGAATGGTGACCGTACTTCTATCCGTCAAGGTGACGCAGTTAAGGCTGGCGTTAAAGAAGACATGGACGCTCTATTCACTGGCGAAGAACTAACAGAAGAATTTAAAGAGAAAGCTACTACAATCTTTGAAGCAGCCGTAATGGTTCGCGTTAAAGAAGAAGTTGCACGTCTCGAAGAAGAATTTGCAGCACAGCTACAAGAAGCTACTGCATCTCAAATTGAGGGTCTTGTTGAACAAGTTGATGGATACCTTGGCTATATTGCCGAGCAGTGGATTGCACAGAATGAATTAGCCCTTGAAAATGGCATTAAGTCCGAAATCGTTGAGAGCTTCATCACTGGTATGAAGGGTCTATTCGAAGAACATTATATTGATGTTCCAGAAGAGAAGTATGACGTACTAGGTGAGATGGAAGAAACTATTGCTTCTCTAGAAGCAAAGTTGAACGAGCAAGTAGAAACTAACGTTGCTTTAACTAAGCAATTGTCTGAGTCTGCTAAAGCTCAAATCGTAGCAGAAGCTGCTGAAGGTCTATCAGACGTTGAAGCAGAAAAGTTCCAAGGTCTAGTTGAAGAACTAACTTTTGAATCTGCTGATGCATTCGCAACTAAAGTAAAGACTTTACGTGAGAGCTATTTCACTAAACAAACTACTGAAGTTAAGTCAGTTGTAACTGACACTCCAGTCGAAACTCTAACTGAAGAGAAGAAAGTAGAAATCGACCCTTTGATGGCTCGCTACGTTTCTGCTCTAACTAAATAATCTTTTTATCTTAAAGGAAAATAGAAATGACAACTCGTCAACAACTAATGGAAAAATGGGCACCAGTCCTTAATCACGAAGGTGCACCAAAGATCGCTGATAACTACCGTAAGGAAGTTACTGCTGTTCTTCTAGAAAACCAAGAGCGCGAAATGCGCAAGCAAGCTGAAGCACTTTTCGAAACTGCTCCAACTAACTCTACTGGTGGCCAAATTGGCGTAGTAGGTTCTGGCGCTGGTATCGGTGGTGTTGCTGGTTTCGACCCAGTGTTGATCAGCTTGGTTCGCCGTGCTATGCCTCAACTTATCGCTTATGACATCGCTGGCGTTCAGCCAATGACTCAACCAACTGGCTTGATCTTCGCAATGAAGTCTCGCTATGGTTCTCCAAGCGGCAACGAAGCTCTATTCAACGAAGCTGATTCTGACTACTCTGGTACTGGTACTCACTCTACTACTCTAGACGGTGACACTCTAGCATCTCAAACTAACGGTACTGGTATGGCTACTACTGCTGCAGAACGTCTAGGTCAAGGTGGTTCTGGTGACGGTACTTTCGGTCAAATGGCATTCTCTATCGAGAAGACTTCTGTAACTGCAAAGACTCGTGCTTTGAAGGCAGAATACTCTATCGAACTAGCACAAGACATGAAGTCTGTGCATGGTTTGGACGCTGAAGGCGAATTGTCTAACATTTTGTCTGCAGAAATCTTGACTGAAATCAACCGTGAAGTTGTGCGTACTGTGTACCGTACTGCTAAGGTTGGTGCTCAAGTTGGTACTGCTACTGCTGGTACTTTCGACTTGGACGTTGACTCTAACGGTCGTTGGTCTGTTGAAAAGTTCAAGGGTCTATTGTTCCAAATCGAACGCGAAGCGAACGCTGTTGGTCAATTGACACGTCGTGGTCGCGCGAACTTCATCATCACTTCTGCTGACGTTGCGTCTGCATTGGCGATGGCTGGTGTTCTTGACTACACTCCTGCTTTGAACGGCAATAACAGCTTGAACGTAGATGACACTTCTACTACTTTCGCTGGTGTTCTAAACGGCAAGTACAAAGTTTATGTTGATCCATATGCAGCTAACATCTCTGCTAACCAATACTTCGTTTGCGGTTACAAGGGTACTTCTGCTTTCGACGCTGGCTTGTTCTACTGCCCATACGTTCCTCTACAAATGGTTCGTGCTGTTGATCCAAACAGCTTCCAACCAAAGATTGGCTTCAAGACTCGTTACGGTCTAGTTGCTAACCCATTCGTTAACTTGGATGA